TAAATCGATTTCGTTCTTGTACATTGACGAGACAGCGTTCGTAGAGAACTGGGATGAGTTCTTTGCATCGGTATTTCCAACGATTTCATCTGGTGAAACAACAAAGATGTTATACACATCAACACCGAATGGATTGAATCACTTTTACAAAACATGTGAAGGCGCAAAAGAAGGTATCAATGGATTTGAATATGTTGAAGTGCCTTGGCAGCGTGTTCCTGGTCGTGATGATAAATGGAAAAAAGAAACTCTTGCTGCGATGGATAACGATACGCAAAAATTTACGCAAGAATTTGAATGTGGATTCTTAGGATCGTCAGGTACATTGATTGAAGGCAGTAAACTCAAATCAATGGTTATACGCAATCCTATACATGAAACTAAAACATTAAAAATGTACGAGAAGCCTGTTGATGATCATGTTTATGTTTTAGTTGCAGATGTATCACGAGGCAAGGGTCTAGATTACTCAGCGTTTACCGTTGTAGATGTCACGACATCACCGTATAAGCAAGTTTGTACATTCAGGGATAACATGACAACCCCTATGGACTACGCTGAAATTATATATAGAGTAGTAAGTAATTATAATAATTGTTATGTTTTGATTGAAATTAACGATATTGGCGAACAGGTTTCTGATATTCTTATCAATGAATTTGAATGCGATTCATTACTATTCACAGAACATGCAGGAAGGTCAGGAAAACGAATCACAACAGGTTTCTCTGGCAAAACAGCAGATAAAGGCATACGCACAACCAAAACTGTTAAGTCGATAGGTTGTAATATGTTAAAAATGTTAGTTGAACAGGATCAACTAATAATAACAGATTTTGATACGATTAATGAACTTTCTACTTTTTCAAGAAGGAAGAACTCTTATGAAGCGGAACCAGGAGCGCATGATGACACAGTAATGTGTTTAGTGCTCTTCGCATGGTTGTCAACTCAGGCATATTTTAAAGAATTGACTGATATAAACACTATGCAATTATTAAAAGAAGATAAAGAACAGGCGATGATGGACGACTTATTACCCATGGGATTTAATACACTTGGCGCTGATGCCGATGAATCTTTTGTTGATCAGTCAGGAGATCGATGGTTTACTATCTAAATCAAGTATTTTATAAATAATAGAACAAAACAAAAACTTGAAAAAGTATTAACTTATAATAAACAAGGGAGAAATGACAAATGGCTTTTCAACTAAGTCCAGGCATAAATGTCAGCGAAATTGATCTAACTAACGCTGTGCCTGCTGTTGGTACTAGCGAGGGTGCTTTTGTAGGTACTTTTCGTTGGGGTCCAACAAATGAAAGAGTGCTTATTACTTCAGAGAAAGAATTGGCAGCCGTATTCGGCAAACCTTACAATTCTGGTTCTTGGAGTAATCAGGAATCATTCTTTTCAGCAGCCAACTTTTTAGGATACAGCAACGCATTATATGTAACACGAACAGATGATGCAACAGCAGCAGTTGCATCTGGAACAAATTTTGATGCTCGATACAGAGGTGAGTTAGGTAACTCAATCAAAGTTTTAGCGTGTAACTCAAGTGGGTTTGTAGATTCAACTTCATCACACATCGCACAGTCAACATTGACAATCAATAGAGGTGAAGCAAAAGCCACTTTTGTTGGTCCTGCTACGACAGAACAAACCGCTATTTTAGTGAATCCAGAAATTAACTCTCAAGTTAATTTAACATCACAAACTAACGAAGCTAGTGCAAACATAGCAGTAGACAGTAATACAGCTGATCATAATACCGAGCAGCTTACAACAGGTACTGCCCACGGATTCGCAACAGGTGATAGAGTAGGTCTTACAATCACAGGCGGATCTTTTGCACCTTTCGCACAACAAGATTATTTTGTTAGGGTTGTTAGCGCTACTGAACTCACACTACATAATAGTGAAGGCGATGCTGTTAGCGGAGATAATAAAATAGGCTTTACTGCTCAAAATGTTACAGATGCATCTACCTCTAATGCTGGTGGTGCAGCAACAATCGTTCTTACTCGAGCGTCAATTCCACCTAAAACATTCTATGTTCCTGGTCACGGACTGCGGGTAGGTGATGATGTCAGATACGAAACACCCACTGATATAGCTAGCGGCGTTATAGGTAATTTGGTCAATGACGGAGTTTACTTTGTATCAAATGTCACAACAAACACATTCCAGCTTGCAACCACTTTAGATCAAGCTGAGGCTGACGGGTTTAGGGACATTTTTGATGATTCTGCTACAGTAGGCGGGTATCACAAAATCATACCTCTGGCATCAGATTTGAAAATAGGTGGCGTAGAAGAAGGCACTGAATTACCTATTTCACTTTTCAAAGTTGGTGATACTGTTGTATTCGGTGATGGCGAAAAGTATACAATTTCAAGTATCGGTGCTTATAACGAATCTACCAACTCATTAGTTGTAAACTTTGATCACAAATATTGGGGTCCTAGTTTATCAGGTGCAGAGTCAAAATTCTCAATTGAATGGGAAGGATCGGCATATTTTGATGCTGCTCCAGGAACAGATAGATTCCATGTTGCTGTAGTTGACGATGATGGCGAAATCACAGGCACTAAAGGCGCATTACTTGAATCGTTTGCTAATTTATCTAAGACACCTGGCACGAAAAACTTTGATGGGTCATCAGCATATTTCGGAACTGTGTTAGGTTCACCTAGCGATGCAGACGAGAATGGCATATCGCAATATATCCAGTTAAAAGTTGAGCCAAGTTCTGTAAGCATTTCAGGCAGAGTATCTGAAGCATTAAGTAACGGTTCCGATGGGTTCGGTGAAAATACTGATGATACTTTAAGCGATATTCTTCAAGGTTGGGACTTATATAAAAGTTCTGATGAAATCGATGTTTCGTTGCTAGTTACAGGTCCAGCTAATCCTGTTGTTCAAGATTATGTGATGGACAATATTGCTGAAGTTCGTAAAGATTGTGTTGCATTTATATCACCTTCAAAAAGCGATGATACTGCTCAAAAAATTGTCACATACGCAGATGCCCGATCAGGTAGTTCATATTCCGTCATAGACACAGGATATAAATATCAATATGACAAATATAATGACAATTATGTTTGGGTACCATTGAACGCTGATGTTGCTGGTACATGTGCAAGAACTGATGGTGATCGTGATCCGTGGTTCTCACCTGCTGGTTACAACAGGGGACAACTTAAGAATGTAATTAAACTTAAGATTAATCCTAACAGAGCACAGCGTGATTTGCTTTACAAAAACAATGTAAACCCAGTAATTATTGAGCCAGGTTCTGGTGCAATCTTATTCGGTGATAAGACAATGCAGAAAAATCCAAGCGCATTCGACAGAATCAATGTTCGTAGATTGTTCATTGTTCTAGAGAAAGCAATTGCATTAGCATCTAAGAGTACATTGTTTGAGTTCAACGATGAATTCACACGAGCGACTTTCAGAAATATGATCGAACCGTTCTTGCGTGATGTTCAAGGTAGACGAGGCATTTATGACTTCCAAGTAGTTTGTGATGAAACAAACAACACCGGTGAAGTTATCGATACAAACAGATTTATTGGTGACATCTACATTAAACCTGCTCGTTCTATTAACTTCATTCAGTTGAACTTCGTTGCAGTACGAACTGGTGTAGATTTTAACGAAATTATAGGTCAATAAAGGAGTAGTAACTAATGGCTTTCAACATTAATGAGATGAGAAGCCAGTTAACCGCTGGTGGTGCTAAAGGGTCTCTTTTCCAGGTACAGATCACAAACCCTGTAACTGGTATATCAGACATTAAAGTGCCGTTCATGGTTCAGGCTACTCAGATCCCGGAATCAACTTTGGGTACTATTGAAGTTCCTTACTTTGGTCGTAAGATCAAATTAGCAGGTGACAGAACTTTCCCACAATGGACAGTAACTGTTATCAACGATGAGGATTTCCTCATTCGTGATGCAATGGAACAATGGAGTTCTGCAATTAACTCTCATGTAGGTAATTTAAGAGGAACAGGAACAGCGTCTCCATCACAATACAAAGCGCAAGCGCAAGTAACACAATACTCTAAAACGGGTGCTGCACTTCGTACTTATCAATTCAATGGCATTTATCCGTCAGCAATTGGTAATATTGTATTGGATTGGAATACAACTGATCAAATTGAAACATTTGATGTAACCTTCGAAATGGATTATTGGGAAGTAGTAGGCGGCATCACTGGAACTGGCGGAACTAACGCTTAATCGAGAGGGGGCAATGATGCCCCTATCTCTTCTTTAAGGAGTATATATAATGGCGATTGAACTTTTTGGTTTTCAAATCCAAAGAAAAGACGAAGAAAACAAAAATGTAAAATCATTTGTTGAACCGACCCAGGATGATGGTGCGGTTAATGTTTCTGCCGCTGGCGGAGCAATCAGTAGTTTCCTTGATTTAGAAGGCGCTGCAAAATCCGAAGCGGAACTGGTTCAGAAATATCGAACCATGATGCAACAACCTGAAGTTGTTGCTGCTGTAGATGATATTGTAAATGAGGCGGTCAATATAACATTTAACGAAAAACCCGTTGAATGTGTTACTGATGACTTGCCTCTATCTGACGGTATTAAGAAAAGAGTCAGAGAAGAGTTTGATACAATTTTGCAAATGCTTGATTTTTCAAACATCGGTTATGATATTTTCTCAAAATGGTATGTAGATGGGCGGTTGAACTATCATGTATTGATTGACGAAACTGCACCGAAGAAAGGTATACAAGAATT